CTTGCATTTGCAAAAGAGCCTAAAAAAACATGGCTTTTATTACTCGGTGAAAATGGAACCGGCAAAACGCATCTTGCTCATGCGGTATTAAAAATGACCGGCGGCATTTATCGGGAGTTCGGAGAAATATCAAACGAACTGATGGATGCCCAAAATGGATATAGCATCGGCCAAAGAGCCGCGATGCACAAATACGGGCATACCCCCATGCTTGTCATTGACGAGATTGACAAAGTAAAAGACACCGAAGGGCGTATCGGCTGGCTCAATGACATATTGCGCAAGCGGTACAATGAACTGTTGCCGGTCATTATGGTCGGTAATATCGATCTTGAGACGCTCTGTAGCCGTATCGACTTAAACGGCGGACATGCGATACGAGATCGTATCAGAGAGGTCGGGGAGGTTATTCTTTGCGACTGGGAAAGCTACCGGCCTAAGTTACGGGAAACGAGAGTAAGTTGATAGGGGGAAAGAGGAGGATAAATAAAATGCTGACTTTTATACTGAAAAAAGACTGGTATGAAAAGATTAAATCAGGTGAAAAAACGATTGAATATCGCGAAGTAAAGCCCTATTGGAAAACTCGTTTTATAAACGAATTTTTAAAGAGTAACGGTGTCTTAAAGTGTCCTTGCCTTTTTCGCTTAGGCTACACAAAAGAAACACTAAAGGCATTGATTACAAGGATTGAAATCGTAGATGGAAAAGATACTGATTTACACATTGATAAGCCGGTATATGCCATACATTTCCGATTGCAGAATAACATGGAGCAAGGAGAAATAAAATGAAAAGCACTATTACAGAGGAGAATAAACAATGATTAAATACACTGAAACGCAACAAAAAATCATCGAAATAACAGCTGCAATGAGAGAGTTGCTTTTGTATAAAAATGCAAAATACGGGGATTCCGCCTTAAGCCCGAAACAGATTTTTTATAAAGGCGATGCGGTAAATTCTATTTTAATCCGGATTGACGATAAGCTGGGGCGCATTATGGCAAATACTGAAAGCTCGCCGCGTATCAACGATGTGGCTGACATTATCGGCTATTGCACCTTGCTGCTTATCAGCATGGGGGCGGAAGCTAACGATATTGAAAAGCTGATGGACTAGAGAAGCGGGATATGCGTTATGAAACAATGCAATCTATGAAAATAGAGACGTATAAAAGACGGGCGTATATCTTATATAAAGAAATTTATAGAGAAAGCATCCCGTTAAAAGATAAGATACTGCAAGTTATTATTAGTTGTGCTGATACGAAGTTAAAATTACTTTTACAGGATATGTTTGCTCTGGTCTCGCATGAAGAGGAGCAGGCAAAGCAGGCTTTCCTTTTAATATCATCAGCGAAAAATAAAGAAGTGTGTCGGAAAGAATATAAAACTTTAAAATTTCTTAATAGTTGTTTTTTATCAGAAGCTATTGGTAGATTCGAGCTGTTAGCTCGGTTGGAGGAACGATGATGGGTCTTATAAAAGAGGCTGTATTTTTTATCATTGATTGGGTGTGGTGTTTGCCGCAAACATTGATTGGATTTATTATTTCAAAAACACTTTGGAAAGGAGCGTATATACAACCGTTTTTTAGCCAAAGGTTCGGCGTATTCGTATTGATGTCGACGTCTTTGATGGAGAGTCGGAAAAATCCCTTGTTTAAGAAGCTCTCCGGCTTTTCTACCGGCCGATATATATTCTTGCACTACTACGATTGCAATGAAAGGGTTATCCGTCATGAATGTGGGCACTCAATACAGTCTCGTATGTTGGGGTGGCTGTACCTGCCGGTTGTGGGCATTCCATCAATCCTCAACAACCTAAGAGCGCGATACAGCGAGAAGGTGTATCGTACGTACTATAGCCGCTTCCCTGAAAACTGGGCTGACAGGCTTGGTGGAGTTGAACGCTCAATTGGATGTTAATAAGCGGTTCAAAGAGCTGCAAATTGCCTATAGTAATAAGCAGTCACAAGAGGCTGTTGTGGAAGCCTATCAGTTGCTTGTCGCTATTGCAGAAAGGTATATCAAGTCTTACTGCAAAAGGAAGGGGTGTTTTATTCCCAACGCAAGCGAGAAGGCGCATGATGTTGCGACTAAGATTATCGATCGAAAGTTTTATCGAAAGGTCGGTAAGGCGATAGATAGTGTTACTGCCTACGCGTACTTTGATTGCATACAAGAGATTGTGCGTGATGCGGTGAGTGACAGGATGTTAAGCATTGAGGAGTGTTATGGCGGAGTTGAAGTACCAGTGTAGCTGGAGTGGGTGTAGGGAGGTGCTCAATGTCAGGGGATATTGCAGCCGGCATGCGCCGCTTGTTGCAAAGCGGCAAGAAGCGTGGGCTGCCCGAAGGCTTACCGCCTTTAAGACTGCTCTGCGAACCAACAAACGGATGTATAACTCCGCCGAATGGCGGAAAATGCGGACAGTTGTACTATCGCGCCATCCGTATTGCGTTCGCTGCGGCGGTGTCGGTGAGCTACATGTTGACCACATCACGCCACCGCGTGGAGATAAGGGGTTATTCTTCGACATAAACAACCTGCAGGTACTTTGTGCGGTCTGTCACCGGCAAAAAACTGCGGCCGAAGCATTATCGCGGCGCGGAGAAGCGGCAAATGAACAAGAAGCACGGGCTTTTGCGGCGTTTTATGCTAAAAAACATGAACCCCATACCCCCTGTCGATAAAAAAGTTGTTTTTTCGATAGAACACCCCCCAAAGCCTCAGCCGTCGGGCTATGCAAAATACCGCCGTTTTGGGTTTTTAGATGATTTTGAGCAAAAAAAGGAGTTTTTTCACTAAAAATGTCAACTAAAGGACGAAAAAGAAAGAGCACGGAACAGCACAAACTTGAGGGAACCTACCAAAAATGCCGCCACGAGCATAACGCCGACGTGGTTTTTTCGCAGCTTATGCCGGTTCCAGAAAAGATTTCAACGCCGAAAGAGATTAACGACCTGGAAAACAAGGCGGTAAAAAAGGCGTTTAAGGCGCATGTCGCTATGTTGCTTCGTTTTAAGTCACTCTATCCGGTTGATATTCCCTCTGTGACGAACCTCTATCTTATTCTTGACCAGCTTTGTACGGTGCGCAAGATGCTTAAAGACGTTGACCCGACCGATGATTTTGAAAAATATTGCAAACTGCAGAACATGATTATCAAATTCAGCAAAGCGTTTGATGAATTGGGCAGCAAATTCTACCTGACGCCGCAGGTACGCAACCAAATGAAGCTAGGAGACTTGCAGATTATTAACGAACAACTGAAGCTGCAAAAGCAGCTACAGTCCACAAGCCCAATTGAGCGGCTTGTGATGCAAAAGGTGAACTAATGCGCAACGAACAAGATGTCATGGGGATAGTAACCGGCTATTGCCGCGACATAGAGCGCGGGAAAATCCCGTCGTGTCTTTATGTTAGAAAGGCGGTGAGCCGGTTTTTAAAAATGCTGGAATGTCCGCCTGCAGGATACCGCGCTGACTGGCAAGCATTGACAAACATTATCAATTTTGCCGAAGAACTCTACATCCCTGATATCGGCGGCCTTCTTAAGCTGCTACCGTGGCAGCTTTTTTGTTATGCCGGTATCTATCTTTTTGTTAGTCAGGAAAACCCGCGCCTTTTTCTCACGCAACTAGCCTATATCGAAGTGGCGCGAAAGAACAGTAAGACTACTTCAATTCTGTTCCCGTCCATTCTGTATAACTTTCTTGCAACCGAAAGCGCTGAAAGCTATTTTTTTTCAGGAGACGAGGCTCAATCACGGAAGGCTTTTGAAGATTTAAAGGGTATTGTCCAAAACACCGAATCATTGAACGCCGTATGCGAGTGCTGGTCAGAAGCGATTGTTTACAAAAACAGCAAGATTGGTTTTTTCAGCTCCAACACCAAAAAGTTGGATAGCTATAAAAACAGCTTTGCCGTCCTCGATGAATACCATGAGTACTACACCGATAAGCCTTTGCAAGCAAGTAGGCAGGGTATGCGCGCCCGCCAAAACGGCGGGCAAGTGCTTATCATTACAACGGCAGGAATCGACGTAACGCTTCCATGCTACTATGAAAGCTGCGAAGCGAAAAAGATGCTTGAAGGGGTTAACAAAAACGACCCGTCATACTTTGCGCTTATCTACACCATCGACAAAACTGATGACTGGAAGGACAGTGCAAACCTTGACAAATCCAATCCAAGCATTGACGCAATCACCAATCGTAAGATGCTGGAGCAAGACCTTGAACGTGCGATTAACCGGCCCAGTACACAAGCTAACTTTTTAGCTAAAACCTATAATGTTTGGGTAAATGAGCAAGGAAGCAGCTGGATAGCAAGTGATGTCTGGTTTAAGCAGCCGCAAGCGGCGTCAGATTACACAGAAAAAGAGGTGTGTGCGGCAATTGACCTTTCAGATGTTAAAGACTTAACCGTCCTTACCCTCTACTGGGAAGATGCAGGGCTCTATCATGCACTGCATAAGGTGTATATACCGGAAGATACGCTTGCTGACCGCATCCTAAGAGAAAACACGGGGTACGCCTCGTGGGTTGAGCAAGGTTTAATCACGGTTATTCCGGGCGCTACCATCGACTATGGATTTTTAAAGAAAGACTTGCAGGATTTAAGCGAGCGATGCACTATCAAAAAGATAGCGTATGACCCATGGCATTCAAGGGCTCTTATCGCCGACCTTGAAAAAGAGCTTCCCGCCTCAATCGAGCTTATTGAGTTTAAGCAGAATATTGCAAGTTTTTCAGAACCCACTAAGCTTTTTGAAAAAGCCATCTATGATAAAAAAATCGTTGACCCCAATCCGGTTATGCTGTGGAACTTGGGCAATGTTGTCGTAAAACCAGACGCCAACGGAAACATTAAGCCGCTCAAACGTATGCAGGGAAGTAAGATAGATATGGTGATAACCAGCATCATGGCGCATTTTCTTCTGGCACATAGTGAAGAGGGGGCAGAACAATACGGCTTTGATACCCTAATGACTTCATTATTTTAAAAAAAAATACATTTTTTTCATTTTTTTTTTCTAAAACACCTGTTTTTATTCACCTATATAAGTAGATGGATTTGTCGAGCATAAAATCTTTTTTTAAGTTTAAGAAAAGAGACGCAGGCGTCCCCCTGCACACGGTGTTTCATCAGGCACCAACATTACATGACATACTCTACTCAACGCCGGAAGACGGCATAGGCGCGCTTGACCTTGTGTGCTCGTATTTTGCAAGCACTTCTTTAAAGGTGTACTCAGCACGGAACAAAACCGTCTTGGATAAGCATTGGTTTAGTATGCTTATCAAAAGCCCTAATGACGAGGATATTCCATTCCAATTTTTGTATCAAGCGGCAAAAGACTACCTTGTAGCAGGCAATGTCTATATTTATATCTATGTTGACTATACTACCGGCAAGCCTTGCGCTCTTTTTAGGTTGCCGGCAAGGGAAGTGAGTACAGTTCGCAATGAGCGGAATCAAAAGGTATTTACATATAGAAATCAAAGCTACACGTCAAAACAAATTCTGCACATTCCGAGCAGATATGGATTTGACGGCACAGTCGGCCGTAGTATTTTCGCAGTTAATGCCGGTACCTTTGATATCCTCGGCAAGCTCAACGACCAACTGCGGAGCTCGACAAAAGCGATAATCGGCGACCGGCCAATACTGGATATATCAGAGCGGTACAGTGATGTGTCAGATGAGCAGGCGGGATACTTTAGAGACAAGTTCATCAAAGAATACTCAGGGGTTGAGAATGCCTCTAAGCCTATTGTGGTCAATAAAGGGGTAAAGGTGTCGAGCCTTAAAGGGACGCCGCTCAGCCAAAAAGACCAGCAATTTTTTGAAAACAGAAACGACCAGAAAAAAGCCATCTGCGAACTCTTTGGTGTGCCGGTTGGTTTTTTTGGTGGAGAAACCAACTTCGACATTGAATCGATGCACATCTTGCTACTAGACAATGCAATCCGCCCGCTTGCTCTTTCCTTCTCACAGTATTTCAACAAGCTGCTTGACCGCTACGACTTTGGCAAGTCATACGTTGAGTTTAACTTCAATTCGCTTTTACGCACAAGCTTACAGGCGCGCATCGAAAGCTATAGCAAGCAGCTGACCAATGGCATGCTCAGTCCGAATGAGATACGAGAGCTTGAAGGAAGGCCGCCGACTCAAGACGATTCAGGGGACAACCTGTTTATTCCTTCAAACATCATACCGGTACGTAAAGAGCAGATTGAGGCCTATCTTGCAAGCTCGCGGCTGAAACTCAAAGAGATGGAGGAAAAAGAAAACCTCGATTTAGGAGACGATAAAAAATGAAAAAGCGCTCACTTTTTTTAGAAAACATAACCATACGGGCAGAGAAAACAGATAGCGGCGCCGCACTTGTGGGGCTCATCCCATACAATTCGCAAGGAAGTAGTATATCAGGCTCTTATAAAGAGGTGATAACAGACACCGCTTTTAAACGTGCGCTTGCTGAAAAAAAGCAGGTGATTGCACTTCGCAACCATAATCCTGATTACCCATTAGGTAACACGAACGCAGGGACGCTGACTCTAACCTCTACGTCAGAAGGCTTACTGTGCCGCTGTTCGCTCCCTGATACAAGCTACGCCAATGACCTTTTGCGAGCGGTTGAACATGGGGACGCGTGCGGTATGAGCTTCGGCTTTTTACCCGTTCAAGAAGATTCAAAAGACGGCGTTACGTACTTGCGTGACGTTGACCTACACGAGATATCCTACGGGGTAACATTCCCGTTTTATCAAGAGGCTAAAGCATCTGTGGATGTAAGAAGCGCTGCCTGCGAGCTGCAGCAGTTAATGAAAAGAGGTGAAGTAATGGATGATGAGACATTGACCGCACTCAAGACAGTTGTCGAGACGGGGCAAAAGCTAATCGATGCGGCGGAAGCTCAAAGAGCGGAACACGAAAAAAAAGAGCCTCCGGAAGATAAAGACAAAGAGGCAGCAGAAAACAATCCTGCCGATGACAACCAAGAAGATGCGGAAAAAAAGAAAAATGAAGAGGAGGAGCGGGCAAAAAAAGCCGCCACACTCAAAAAACGTAATTTACAGCGCCTTAATGTTTTAGCGCTTTAAGCAAAAGGATGGTGTTATGAACAAAGAAGAATTTGAAAAACAAAGAGCCGCTTTTGAAGCGGAACGGGTAGCGCTTGAGCAACAGATCGAAAAGGGTGAAATCACCCAAGAGCGCGCTGATGAAAAAATCAAAGAACTGCAAATACGCAGGCAGCAACTTGAGCAAGAGCGCGCACGGCTGTATGCGCCTAACAACGAGGAAAAAGATACCGGCGTTGATTTTGAGCAGATTCGTACCGCTATGCTTGAGCGGCGCTCAATCTCCCTTGTCCCTGAATTGGGCGGGCAGAAGCTCATTGCCGACATTGTGCAAGAAATGGCCGCCAAAACGCCGCTTTTGTCGATGGTATCGACCTACAACGGCACTGACGCGTCAACGGTCATACCTATTTTGCATCCGGGGCTTGCACAGCCCGTCGGGTATGCGGAAGGGGCTAAGAACATAGCGGAGGATACTCAGGCAAATCTTTCAATCAAAGAGGTAAATCCCTTCCCCTTCGCCTCGATTCTTCCGATTACGTACACCATGCTCAAGTTTGACAAAATCGGGTTTGAAAGTAAGCTCACCGGGCTTTTCTCCGATGTGTTTGCGCGCTGCTTCCATGAGCAAATCATCAACGGAAAGGGAAGCGCCCAAAAACAGTTTGAAGGCTTGATGGAAATGACCTTTGATGCAGGGAAAACAGTTACAGCGTCTGCCTCCGGAAAGCTGTCGGTCACTGACTTAGCGGAGCTTGCGCTTACGCTGTCAGATAAAACCGATTCAGGGTGTATCATCATGCATCCTTCCGTATACTCTAAAATCTGTGCAGACAGCCCCAAACAAGACTTGTCAGCGGTATACCTTAAGCAACTCATTGAAAACAAGAGCATTGAAGGGGTGAAGATTGTTCTTACCTCCTACATGCCAAAGGACACGGCAAGCGGCAAGGTTACGGCGATTGCAGGCGACCTCAAGCGGTATGCCTTCGCGATTGCTGGTCAGATGGACATTATCCCTAAAATGAAAGTGGGAGATGCAAACGTTTACTTTGAAGTGTATGCCTATGCCAATGGGCTTCCGGTGATTAACGACTTCTATTGCTTGAAGGCAAAATAGTAGATGGCGTCCAACCCCTTCGTTAGCATCGCTCTTTTTTCTCAGTTTTCAGGCGTAAATGACCCTGCGCAAGATGAGCTTTTCACGCTTTATTTAAACTCGGCGCAGGATGTTGTTGAGCGTTATCTTGGGTTTCCGCTGGAAAGAAGGCACTACAGTCATGCGGTGTTCGGTATCGGCAGCAACCTCATAGCGCTCAAGGCGATTGCCGTTGAAAACCTCGTTTTAGGCGATGCTGATGTAAGGGTGCTATCTATCTCCGGCAATATCGTCGTGCTTGATAAAGACGTTGCGGTAGGCAAGGAAATACCTGCAACATACGATGCGGGCTTTACTGCTGACGATATACCGGAGGCTATCAGGCTCACCATGATGCGAATTGCCGGATTGATGTGGAGCGAAGAAGGCGGGAATGTTGCCATCACCGGCAAGAGCTTCGGCCCTGATGGGGGTAGAACATTTATTGCAACACGCGACTATTCCCGCTTTTTGCAGGAGATTGAGCCGTATAGAGTGATATAGGTTATGAAAACTAGCATTACTTTTGATTGCGAAGAACTGTTAAAGAAGTTTGATTTTTTAAATCTGAACCGCGATCAGATTAATAAAAAGATATTGCGGGCCATTTTACGACCTATAAAAAACGAGGTTAGAAAAAACTTAAGGGGGCGTGTTCTTAAAAAAAGGACAGGAACGCTTGCAGAGCATACCGACATATTTGTAAGCAAAGACGGGAAAGTCGGCTGGTTAGGCACAACGGAAACCGCTAGGTCTCCGCGTAACGCGTGGTGGATACACGCAGCGAATACAGAAGGCTATATCATTAATCCTAAAAAAAAATCGTTTCTTATCTTTAACGGCAATAAGGGGTGGATTAGAAAAAAAAGCATTTTTGTCAAAGCAAGGCCGACTGTCCTTCCTGTATGGAAAGAGCGGGCATCTGACAGTTCAATGGCCGCTATTGCTGAAGGAACACTAAAAAAAGAGTTTGAAAAATGGGCTAAAAAATGAGATACGACTTTTACGAACTCCAGACAAAGATACAAAACTATCTTACCGCAGAACATGCGTCGCTTGCTGAAAGCTTGTATGGCCTTCCTGCTTTTGAAAAAAGCATTATGAGCTTTCCGAATGCGCTTGTTGAGCGCAGTGGGAAAGTGCTGTACTTTGATTTTGACAAGTATTCATTCGAGGTGCTCACGCTTGAAAGCTATTGCCTTAAAGGGGAGCTTGATTTGTACCTCACGCTGCGGGGCACTGCGCCGCCCCAGACTATGACCGAAGAAATGGCGAAATACGTTGGTGTATTTTTTCACCTTATCGATTCAGATGAGACGCTTGGTGCATTGGTTGATATAGCCGTTGTCGATGAAATAGAGTTTTACGAGCACGCAGAGGGTAATACCCACTATAAAGTGGCGCTCTTAAAGATACGCTTTGAAAAGGAATGTTAGGGGTAATATATGATTGTAGGTAACAGCTTAAAAGTATATTTCGGCGTGGAAGACCCAAGCGTACAGTTTGGCACCGTGCCAGCGGAAGCAACACATCGTATCAAGGTTGCAAACGAGAGTTTGCAAGCAAAATACAACAAGAAAGACGAGGGGCTTTTAACCGGCGGTATTGCTACCGGCAGGGTATCAACCATGAGCCGGAAGGTTGAAGGGGCTCTTTCTACCCTTTTGCGCCCAGATGATTCAAGTCTTTTGTTTTATCTTCTTTTAGGGGTAGAAACAACACAGGCAGCTAGCGGCGCAGGCGGCGATAGCCTGACGCATACGTATGGGCCTATCGGAACCGAGCTTACCGATAGCCTCCCTTCTTGCACCATTGGCTTTGACCGCACCATCGAAAAGGACTTATTCACCGGCTGTAAAGTGGTTTCTATGAGCTTTTCCGCTCAGCAGGAAGACTACGTTAAAGTTGATATGAATCTTGTCGGCTCAAGACGCCTTGTGCAGGAGATGACAGGCGCAAAAGCGCTCAAGCCTTCACCGCAAGCGGCGTTTAAGTTTTTAGGCGGTGAGTTCAAGATAAAGGGTGAACATGTCGCAGACGTAACCAATATCAAGTTTGATTACAACAATAATCTTGATGCGAACATTATGACTTGCGATTCAGGTGAGTTCTTTATTGAGCCGGAGTGCGGGGCACGAGACCTCAAACTAGATATAGATGTACTGTACTCGCAAGCGAGTTTAAAGCTAAAAGAGCAATATTACGACACGGACGATGATTTTGCAGTTTCGCTCCATTTTTCAAGTGCAGAAAAAGCAAAAGATGGAGAGAATTTCAAAGTCGATATTGAGATACCGGCGGTACAGGTGATTGAGCTTTCAAGCAGTGTTGGCGGCCCTGAAAAAGTTATCCAAAAGATGAGCATGAAAGCGATTGAAAACTTTACCGACCCGCTTATTACGGTCTCGGTTCATAACAACGTAACAGAAACGTATAACGCATAAAGGGGATTGTTTTGGAAATATCACAATTTGGGGCAACCCATGTTTTTAAAACCCGTATTTATTTGGAAAAAGGCGCGACGGAAGGGGATTTTGTTGAATTAAGAGAGTTCAATAAAGTAGAAATGCACCGGCTTGTTGAGCTTGGCCAAAAAACGGGTGCAAAGGCGGAGGCAGAACTTGCTAACTTTTATGAGGGCATGTTCATTCCTTGTCTCGTAGACCATTCGTTTACTGAAAACGGCATAAAAGCGTCCGCCGAAAGCGTTTTTGAAACATTAAAACAGTCGGGCTCACTTTTTTATGATGTGTTAGCTATTTGGGCAGAATCAAGCCCTTTCTCCAAGAGGCTGAGGGACGTGAAATCAGACAAACCGGAAAGCTCTTCTTTGCCGGCATAAACCCGTGCGAAGAAAAAGAACTTGAAGATGTGTGGCACAAGTGGGAGGTGTTTTTCAGCGTCTTTTTGCTGATTGTTGACCGGAGAAACGGCAACTTTCTACACCTTCCCTTTAATCTTCCGCCATTCTTTCAGCCTTTTAAAAGTATGCAGGTATTTGAGCTTATACAATCCATATATTTTGAAAAAATCAAAGAGGATTACGAGAAGGTAGGTAGGTAATGGGCGCGGCGGTTGCGCGGTATGAAATAAACGGAAAGTTTGATAAAAAGGCTGTAAGCGATGCTCAAATAGCTCTTACGCGTCTTAAAAAGACCGCTAGCGCTGTGTCAGCAAGCATGGCAGCTTTTGCTGTTGGAAAAGTTTTTCAGCTTGCTTCTAGCGCTGTCAATGGCGCTACCGACGCATTCCGCAATCAAGAGCTACAGGTTAAGCGTCTTGATACCGCGGTTAAAAACAACGCTAATCTAACCAAGGGTGCTTTTGACCGCTTGCAGCAAGAGGCTGGTAAGCTCTCAAACGCGGCCATCTTCTCAGGTGAAGATATCACTAAAAATCAAGCATTCCTTGCCTCTATGAAGCTCAATGAAAAGCAGATTAATAGCGTTATGAAAGCTGCTACCAACATGGCAAGCGCCGGTGTTATGCCGCTTGACCAAGCGGTTAAAACGCTTTCTAAAACATTCGACGGCAATGTCGGTAAGTTAAAAGAACTGAACCCTGAACTTGCAAACATGACCGAAGAACAGCTAAAGAATGGGGAGGCTATTGCTGCCATCGCAAAACAGTATGAGGGTTTTAATGAGGCGGTTGCAAACTCAGAACACGGCAAGGCGCTCCAATTTGCCAATACTTTTGATGATTTAAAGAAAACGATAGGCGAAATCATTCAAAGCGTTAAAAACATCGGCTTTAGCCATCTTTTAGGGCCGCTCCAAAGGATTACCAGTAAGTTGGCGGAACATAAAGACCAGATTGTCAATTTTTTTCGTTATCTTCCTGAAATAGCCGTTCTTTCTTTTAACAGCATAAAAAATATGGCCACCAAAGCTATGAACTGGGATTTTTTATGGAAATCTTTTAAAGGGGCGATAAAACTGATTTTTAAATGGTGGATGCTTTGGTTAAAAACTTCAATTGCCGCGGTGAAAGCTGTTGGCGGGGTTATCTGGCATCCGCTTAAATACGGCTTCGACCTTGTTATTTACGGCATAAAAACAGGGTTTTACGGCATGATAAACGTCTTTATTGACGGCATTAACGTTATTCTTGAAAAAGTAAACAATGTTAGAAAGGTGTTCGGGCAGCAAGGAATCGGGCTTTTCCAAAAATGGGACTCAGGCAGTATCGCCAAACCGGAGAACAATGTTGGTAAAAACATCGTTGACGGCTTTAAAAACCTTGCAAAAACATTTAAAAGCAGCCTTGAGGACGTCAAGGAGGCAGCAACAGACCTTGGGCAGACACTCAGCGCACAGTTCGGCGACGATATAGCTAAACTCGGTAAAAATATTACAGCTATTCTAAACCGAAATAAACCAAAAGACCCCACAACCACCGCTACCGGCATGGGTACCGGCGACGGCGGCAAAACAGACGGGAAAGAAGGGGAGAAAGCAGCGCAGCAAGAGCAGCCTGAGTATGACGCAATCGGTGCACTTTGCGAGACGGCAAAGGAGGCCGGCGGTGCTATTGGATGGCTTACCGACGTTACGGTACGCTTTATCAAAGGAGGCTGCGACCCGCTCATTCTTGTTGTTGAACTTCTAAAGATTATTCTTGCGGGGTTTTTAGCGATTCTTGCTCCGGTAATCGATTCGTTATTTATACCGCTATTCGGCTACCTGCGGGTGCTTGGCAAGATGCTGGGGCTTATTCTCATCCCCTACCTCCGCATGTTTGAGCCTATTATTAAGGCATGGCTGAATTGGTTCTTGTTCTTGTACAACAACGTGTTCATCCATATCGGCAATGGGCTCATATGGTTGTTCAACAAGTTCCATAATATTGTTGTGGCCGTCATTAACGGCATTTCTTCACTCGTAAAAAAAATCACTTTTGGGCGGCTTGATTTAGGACAATCACAATACCGAAGCGGCAATGAGGGGTATTTGCAAAAGATATCGCATAAAGAGCTGGTGCAGGAAGGGAGGCAGGCGCTTAAGCTTGCCCCGCAAACCTCAACCATTGGAAGCGGCGCCGGCGTTTCCGGGGCGAGCGGTGCCCGGAATGCGGTAGCGGGGGCAGGAGCTGCAGTCGCCGGTAAACCAGCCGAAGTACACATACACTTTGACCACTCCTATGTAAACGGCGATGCCCGTGAGATAGCGCTCATGCTCAAGAAAGAGATGGCAGAAGCGACAAAGATGGGGTATTAATGCGCGAAAACTATCTTTTACGGCTCAAGTTCCTTTACAAAGACTGGCAAGAACATACCTTTATCATAAACGAATTTGAAAAAGTCGAAGTGCTACACAAGGATTTAAAGCCTGCCGATGATTCGGTTAAAATCAGTCTTCTGCCGGATGTGAAGCTCAACAACCTTTTAATCGGCATCGGAGAGGAGGAGGTGCCGGCAGAAATCTTAAAAGAGGGCGAGCCCTTTTTCTCCGGCTATCTAAAGAAAGACTTTACCGTGCCCAAAAAGCAGCGCTTGCAGCCGGTAGCGATTGAAATTGTAAGCGGTGGCTATATCTTAAAAGAAAAAGTCGGACGCGATATTTTCATCAACAAAAAAAAGACGGTAACGCAGGCAGTTGAGGAGCTGCTTGAAGTTGCGAACATAAAGCACGAACCGGTTCCGGTGATTAATGACGTCATCTATGGCGTACACATTAAACCGGACGACACCTTCCATAAAACATTGACAGAACTCCTGTTTGAATACGGCTATACCTTTCGCTTTAATGAAACGGGGCTCTTTGTTTTTGTGAAGCTCTTTGAGCGTAATCCGGTGCCTGTCCGCGCTATTACCGGCCGTGAATGCCTCGATTTAATCGAGCTCAACCACCGCGCCACGAAAAAGACACATATCTCTGTTGAGTGGGATGGGGTACGCATTATTGAGGATGGCTATGCATATAAAGAGACTGAAGGCAAGCAGATGGGGTACGAGTGCTATATCGTCATGCCGCCGGATGGTTATTACAAGGGAATTGAAGGTGGGTGCTACATCAACTATCAGCATCGGGACGGCAAAGTTATCTTTGCCGAAGATGTAACCATTGAAATTGGTGGCGAGACGTCAAAAATCAAGGTAAAAGACTTTCAGCCGTTTAACGATAAAGCGTTCGTCAGCGTTAAAAACATCGATACGTTGTTTAACGCCATCCTGCACAAGCTCAACTTTAAAGCGCGGAAAGTCTATGTTTTGGCAAGTAAAAATAAGTCAAAAGCGGCGCGGAACACTACCAATAGCAAGATACAAAGCATAAAGTCGAAGTACATCTTTACGAAAGCGCGTGCCGACAACCTTGCGCACGACCTACTTAACTATTACACCCTTTCCGCAATTCAGTATCGTTTTAAAACAAAACAGGACTACCCGCTTGGGGCTATCGTAACGGTAAGTGACTATAGTATCGGTACGGGGCTCGTGCGGATTGTCGAAAAAAAGACTTCGGTATTCGATAAGCACACTGAATACACGGCTGAAAGCGTCGGTTCTTACACGCCCTTTAATCCCGAGAGCGTCAAAAGCGAAGCGGAGCTTCTACCCAAAGTGATGCAAGACGGGATAGACGGCAAAGATGGTAAGGATGGCAAAGACGGAAAAACCGGTGCCGTCGGAAAGACTGCTTCGTTCCCAAGTGATGCCGAATGTTTCGGATTTTTCTCATTTAACGAAAAGCGGAAAGGCTTGCCCCGCCCATCTCCTGACTATACTGCATGGCGGCGCGGTATTATCGAGTATGATTACTCGAATAAAGACAGTGTTCAAATGTCTTTTGACGATGCGCTTAATGATGTCATTGTTTTGAATGGCGAAATTGAAAAAGACGTCTCACTTACCCTTTATTTTGATAAATCTTCCGGCAATGGCGCGAAGAACTACCTTCTTGTGCAAAAACTTGAAGGTAAGCAGACGCTTACGGTTAAAACTGCGGAAAAAGATACGCATCAAGTTGAACTTCCGGTCAATGAAAATACTGTTGGGACCGGTTGTTATCTCATTGTCGATAAAAACGCTAATGTCTGGCATTTTAAGGGCGAGAAAGGCGACGGCGGCATAGGGCAGCTTGATATTGCAGGCAAAATCGAGCCGACTGATTTTTTTGTTATCGAAAAGGACAAGAAATTCTTTAAGGCGCAGGCAAAAAAAATTGTAAACGCCCTAAGCGGCTTCGGCAGCACCATCGGTGAAGTGAGGACCTTCTACGATAACGAGTACAAGCACGGGTTTCTTGAGTGCAACGGCCTGCCGTTCAGTCCTGACGTGTTTCCTCAATTCGCAAAATACGTAAAAAAACACTTTAACACCGGAATAGATACCATAACCGGCTGGCCGCTTAGACCGCGCATCAGCAACAACCCGTATCAGCACATCGGTGAAGTGAGGACCTTCTACGATAACGAGTACAAGCACGGGTTTCTTGAGTGCAACGGCCTGCCGTTCAGTC